ATGGAAGACAGCTTATTACAAGACAGCCAATGGACAAGAGCGGCAGTCTATCATGTATTAGGCTATTATGTGTATCCACGCTTATCTACGTTTGATCCTAACGGCGATGTATTCAGAGAAAAAATGCTTTATTACAGACAAGAATACAAAACAGAATTTGATAAAATTTTAAGATTAGGAGTCAAATACGATTACGACAGCAGTGGGGACATTACAGCATCAGAGAAAAAACCTACACACTTCAATCGACTCGTAAGATAAACAAGATATGAGTGCTAGAGAAAACATAGCTAAAGATATTGTTGAACAATTACAAAATATGAGTAACCCAGCACCCGCTTTGGTTACAAGAGAGTTTTTTGAATTTGACAAATTAGCAATTACACAATTTCCTGCTATTTTAGTTGTTAGTGGCAAAGAAGAAAGAGAAGATATTAGTTTAGCTGAAAGACAAGGTACATTAGAAGTTGAACTACGTTGTTTTGTTAGGGGCACACAATTAGATACAATTCGTAATAATGTAATCGAGAGAGTGGAAGAACAACTTGAGGACGAAGGCAGAGATCGTAATATAACAGTAGATAATACAGTTACACATTACGTAAATTCAAATATAACAAATATAGAAGTAATTGAAAGAGTTGCTCCAATTGGGCAAGTTAATTTAACACTTACAGTTACGTATGTATATAAAAGAGGTAATGCATAATGGCGATACAAATGTATGATAAACAAGGGAATTCTAAAATAGTTGAGAACCCACAAGTTCAAGACCATTTAAGATCAGGCTGGAAATTTAAAAAACCTGTTGTGACTGAAAAGCCACAGAAAGAAATCCAAACTAAACCACATTGGCGACAGAGACGGAGAATTAAAATACTCAAAGCTGAAGCTGATGTAATTAATAACAATAAAGAGGAGAAATAAAATGGCAACAAATACAGCCGTTTATTCGGGACATAGTGGCGTCGCTAAATTCGACGTTGGTGGATCTGTAACATTGGTAGCTTCAATTACTGCATTTGGTATTAGTAATACTGGCGATGCTTATGAAACTACTGTTTTAGGGAGTTCCGCAAGAACTTACCTACCAGGGTTAACAAGTGCTACTGGAACTTTAAGCCTACTTTGGAGAGATGATGATTCGGCACAATTAGCATTATATTCTGGACCAGGGTCAGCGGCGGCAACATTAGAACTATACCCATCAGGACAAGGTACTGGTATTAAATTATCAGGAGAAGTTATTGTAACATCACATTCTATAGATACAGGATTGGATGGAGCAGTTACTTCAGAAGTGGCAGTGCAGTTCACAGGTGCAATAACAAAAGCTGACCTGTAAGGAGATAACATCAAATGAAGGTTAGCTTTAATGCAAGAGCACTTATTAAAAAAGTAGATGACAACGTCAATAAAACGGTGGGATCTATTAGTGCGGCCTTGCTTAATGCGGTCAGACAAATATCACCTGTACGTTCAGGCCTGTTTCAAAGAAGTTGGAGAATAACTGGAAGTAAGAAAAGATATAAAATATCTAATCGACAACCATATGGCCATGCTTTAGAACACGGTAGAAGTAGTCAAGCACCTGGGGGTGTAGTCGGACCAAGTATAAGGACAACAATAAAATAAGGAGATATGAATGAGTATAACAGATAAGATAGCAAAACACTATCAATCATCAATAGGCGGGGGTTTAGAAAAACTTCACGTGGAAGAGTTGGACACTGACATTTATTTCAGAACAACTTATCCATTAACAATTGAAAGCAAAATAATTTCTTTGCAATCACAGGGACTTACAATTGAAGCCTTAGTAGAGAGTATTATTCAAAAAGCAAGAGATAAAGATAATAAACCTTTATTTCAAGATGCTGATAGAATTAAATTGATGAATGAAGCCGATCCAACTTTAATAGTTAAGATCGCGGGTGCTATTAATAATGCTAAACTGACTGCAACACAGGTAGATTTAGCAAAAAAATAGAATCCAGTGCGGAGTTAAGGTTTGTAATGATGCTGGCAGACAGATTGCATAAGTCTGTCGAGGAAATATTGCAAATGACGACACTGGAAATTGAATTGTGGGCTGGCTATATGTTGTATGAGCATAATGCAAGTAAAAAAACTATGGGACAACAACAAATAACACAACCACAACGGCCTAGGAGGAAACATAGATAATGGCTGATGCCAAACAACGATTATTAATTGACGTACAAACTAAAAACGAAAAAGCACTTGGAAGACTTAATAATAGTGTTAATAAACTTAGTAAAAGTACTTTTAGTTTAGGTTCAGCGGCCAAACTTGCAATGGGAGCCATGGCGGCTGTTGGTGCAGTTAAAATTATTAAATCTTTTATTAAAGTAGGTCACGAAGTTGAATCATTAAATTTAAGATTCAAATATTTGTTTGGTAGTGCTGAAGAAGGTTCTAAAGCATTTCAAGAATTAAACAAATATGCGGCGACAGTTCCATTCTCTCTAGATCAAATTGCGGCAGGGTCGGGTAACCTGGCTACCGTAGCTGGTGATGCTAAAGGGTTAGCAGAAATAATGGAGATTACTGGTAACGTAGCGGCTATATCAGGATTAGACTTTAAAACCGCCTCCGAACAAATACAACGTACCTTCTCTGCGGGAATAAATGCGGCTGATTTATTCAGGGATAAAGGTGTTAAAGCGATGTTGGGCTTTAAGGACGGTGTAAAATATTCAATTGAAGAATCACAAGAAGTATTTAGAGTAGCATTTGGTAAGGGTGGAAGATTTGCTAATGCATCGGCTGACTTTGCTAAAACATTGGCTGGACAGTTATCAATGATTGGTGACTCATATAGAAAGTTTCAAGAAGCAGTTTCTGGAGCATTTTTTGATGAACTTGTAGGACAAACCAGTGAATTAGGAGCCGAATTAAAGAAAAATGAAGAAAAAATAAAAGAGTTAGGCAAAGCACTTGGTGAAGGTATTGCAAAAGGAATACGAGGTTTAAGAGAATTAATTCCACTACTTCAAATGATAGGTGGTATGTTAAAAACAATGTGGGATGGATATATGGCTTTACCACCTGTTATTAGGGAAATGGGTTTTATCGGTGCTTTCGTACTTGGAAAAAAAGGAATGGTGGCTTTTGCCGCTGTTACTACTTTACTTGGCAAAATTACAAAATTTGTAAATGAAACAGATATTAAAGCAGGAATATATGATCCAACAAACCTAGATGAGGTTGCTATGAGACTAAAAGAAATTGATAGACTAATAGCACAAGGAACTATAGAAATAGAGAGACAAATAATTCATAATAATGGTGTTGTACAAATTCAAAAAGAGCAGGTGGCATTATCAGAAGAGATGTTGGCAATACACAGAAAAGAAAAAGCATTACTAGAAGGAATATTAAAATTTAACGAAGAAGATTGGGAATTTGTAGATAAAAAAATGAAGGCTCAACAAGCGAGTTATGAAGCCGCTGGGAAAGAAAGATTAGCCAAGGCTTTGGCTGATGCAAAATGGAAAAGGGATGTAAAGAATAATGAAAAATCTAAAAAGGCTAGTCTTATACACCAAGAGTTATTAAACCAGTCTACAAAAGAAACTGTTAAAATTAATGAAGAACTTGGTCACAAATATGCCCATCAGATTACTTCCCAAGAGTTATTACGCTCTGGTATAGATGCACTTAATGGTGCAATGGTATCTGCATTTACAGATGCCATAATGCGAGCCAAAAGTTTCGATGAGGCATTGAGAAGTATTGCTAATGTAGCAATAAGACAATTAATTCAAGGATTTGTACAGTTAGCTATTGTTGCACCAATATTAGGTGCAATAAAAAAGTTTTTAGAAGATATAGGGTGGTTACAAGCAGAACATAATAAAGAATTAAAGAAAACTTTATGGTATGAAACGGCTATTGCGGCAGTTAAAGGGATTGCTTCATTTTTTGGAGTACCAGGCTTACAGCACGGAGGTCCAGCTCATAAAGGCCAACCATACATGGTGGGAGAAGCGGGCCCAGAAATGTTTGTACCGAACACATCTGGTACAGTTGTTCCAAATAATCAATTAGGTGGCGGAGGTGGTGGCGAAGTTAATGTTAACTTTAATATTAATGCAGTCGATGGTGAAAGTTTTGATGAATTATTATTATCAAGAAAAAGTTTAATTGTTGGTACAATCCAACAAGCATTTAGACAACAAGGGAGAAGATTTGCATAATGGCTTTTTATGATTATATTAAGTTTATTAACTTTAAAAACAATACCAACAATGTTTTGAATAAGACATTAAATGGCAAAACTTATGTTACAAATTTTGGAAACAGTTATTGGAGTTTTGATATTAAAACTGTACCAATAACAAGAACAACATGGCATAGTGATTTTTTTGATTTTTATGATACAGAAACTACTGCTAAAAATACAACATTTTTATTGCCAGTATTAAATGATGCGGCAGGAACAGTATCAGGAACAGTATCAGTTTTAGACGATTCAAGTACTGCTCCAGAATATTCAGTTAGTGTTGGTGAAACAAAAATTCCTGTAAGCGGGGGTTCTGGTACTTTACTTGCTGGAGATTTAATTAAATTTTCAAATCATTCTAAAGTTTATATGTTATCAGAAGATACAAATTTAGATGGGAGTTCGATAGATGTTATTAATATTACACCCCCATTAGTTGCTGGTGTTGGTCCAGCAGATGGTTCAACGTTAGTTACAATAACATATGATAATGTACCAATAACTGTAATAGCTGACGACGATATAATAGAATTTAAGACAGATACTAAAGGCTATTATGCCTTTCAACAAACATTTAGAGAGGTAATTTAGTGAGTGGAACATTTCCAGATACAACAAATTTTACAACATTATCTTTTAGGGATACTAAAAGTACAATAAAAACTACTGATGCTAATAATAAATTATATGAAAAATTCTTAAAACAGCATTGGGAATTAGCATTAAAAAGTACACTTTTAACAAGAGCACAATTAGGTACTGCATATGGCTTTATTGCAAAACAAAATGGCCAAGCAGAAACATTTACTATTGTTCCGCCAAACATAGGTTCAACACAAGGAACAATGTCAGGTACTGTTACTTGTAATGCAACAGTAGCCGTTGGCCAAAGTAGTGTTACAGCAACAGGTGGTGGTGGAACTTTTAAAAAAGGTGATTTAATTAAATTTTCAAACCATACAAAAATTTATCAACTTTCGGCTGATACTACATCAGATGGTTCAACAGCATTTACAATAAACATTTATCCAACATTACAAACAGCAGTAAGTAATACAACAACAGTAACATATAACGATGTGCCAATGACGGTGGCTCTTATAGGTGACACCCCAGACTTTGATACTGATGAAAAAGGTTTATACAGATATGGGATTGATGTCAGAGAGGAATACTAATGCCAAGATCCAACGATTTAACAAGCACAGATTTAAATGCAAGAACAGTTAGATTTATTGATCTTGTTACAATAGAATTACCTGCTGGAACATTTAGGGTTACAAATTACGAAGCAGATATACCTATATTAAGTTCAGATGGTTCAACATATGATACTTTTTTAACAGGTAGAGGATATCTTTCACATAGTCCAATTAACCAATCAGCACAAGTTTCGAATACAACCGTAGAATTGGATTTTGATGCTGTATTATTAGATAGTTCAGCAGATACATTAGGTACAGAATTTGCAAATGGAAATTATACTGGAGCACCAGTAACAATTAAAAAAGGATTAGTAAAAGACCCTTTTACGGATACTGTATATTTTACAATATGGAAAGGGTTTGTGGATAATTTTGCTATTAATGTTACTGACAAAGGAAGTACAATGACTGTTACAGTAGGAGGTGCATTTTCTAATTTTGATAAAAAAAGTTTATATGGATATACTAATACTGCATCACAATCAAGAGTGTTTCCTTTAGACAAAGGCTTTCAATATAGTCAACGACAAGTTTCAAATTTGAATTGGGAGGAATAATATGGGTTGGTTTAAAAAAATATTTAAAAAAGCAAAACGTGCAGTAAAAAAGATTGTTGATCCAATTTTAGATTTAGGGGCTTCTATTGTAAAGGCAGTTGTATCTCCATTTACTGGAGCATTTGATCTTGGAGATGAAAACCTGGATATGCCTAGTGATTTTTCACCGGGATTAGGTACTATCAAAGCAAATATTATTGTAGACTTTAATGGAGCAAATAGAACAATTCCAGTAATATATGGAACCCAGGTTGATATTGCTGTTATTCCTGTATTTGTAGGAGTACAAGGAGACAGTGCAGGCTCGGGACAATATTTGTATATGGCAGGAGTAATTAGTCAAGGTTTCCATGGAGGTTGTATAAGACAAGGTACTTTAACTCAACCAGATGCTTATATAGGAGCAAGATTAATAAGAATGACAATAGGTGGCAAACCGGTTCATTTACGAACAGGAGCCCACACAGATGGCAATCCTACATATAGACGGGATTCGGGGGATGGGGAAGTATATAGATGGCCAGGTGATGAGGGCATATTTGCAAGTGGATTAAATGGTGCAGAACCACAAACATATACAATAACAAGAGGTACTTTCGCAAATAGATTAAAAATTCAATATTTTGATGGGTCAGCAACTCAAAATGCATCATCATTATTACAAGAACATTCAGACTGGACTGCTGATCACAAATTAAGTGGCTTACACTATGTGGCTATGAGATTTGAATTAAAAAGTGCGGACGAAGTAATAAATTCTGTTTCAGATGGTGCTGGTACATATGGCAATCCTTATTCAGGAGTACCAAGTGTAGTTGTAACTGTACAAGGTAGAAATACACCAAATGTAGTTGCAGGTAAAAATGCAGAACCAGGCTATGAAGAAAGATGGAACCTTGGCGGGAAATATGTAAACAATCCACAAGGCGGTTCTCCTTTTATAGGTTATCATAAAAGATTAGATTACCCGAGAGGTGATGGACAATGGGAATTAAATGATTCAACCTTTGTAAGTGCAGACGAAACGTTAGTTCATGCTGTTGATTCAGATTCTACTCTTAATTTAACTGGTGGATGTGACTACCAAGTTCATGGATCAACACCAAACATTCACGATATATTAAATGATCAAGGATGGACATATCCTTATGTTTGGTGTTATCCAGGAAGAGTAAATTATAGTGGTGGTACATCAACATATGGTGAAGTTGCAGATCCAACTCCTAACATGATTTTATTAAAAAATGTAGGGGGTAGTCATTATAAGTTTGTAAGCAGATATCATACAACTAAAAATATTATTATTGAAAACGAACTTACATTTTTTGGTTACTCAAATACATCTGTTGGTACTTCGACTGGAGTAACTAAATCAGCCGGTGGTAATACTGCAAATTATACGATCTATCGTTTTTGGTCATCAGCAAGTAAAATCTCTACAATGGCAAGTGCTTTAACTGGTGTTGATAACCCATACTCGGGTGGAGACAAACTTACTCCGTTTAGCTGGACCAATAGGCAAACTGGTTCATATAATGTTGGTGGATATTATCTAAATGGAGTTAGAGGGAATAGTGACGATGAGTACATTGATTTACAAATAGGAGTCCATGAATATGATGGTGACAGCGAGGGCTCTGTTCCAGATCCAACAGCATTTTATCAAGAAATACCCGACGGTGCAGAGATTTATATAATAAAAACTGGTGCTACTGTAGGTGGGGCAACCCTTTCGGGTGGTGGAGAGGCTACGTTTACAACTACAATTGTAGACGCCAAACCCACGTGGGGTTCTAGTGATGCAACTTGGGGTAATAATACCTATGATGAAGAAGGATTATTATATCAAGGATATATTGCAGATAAAAATCCAGTTGAATTCCTTTTAGATTATTGTTTGAATTCAAACTATGGATTGGGACTCGCTTTAACTGAAATAGATGAAAAAAGCTGGATGAGTGCGGCAATAGCTTGTGATAGAATTACAAAATTTTCAAGTTATACTAAACGTAATATTTTTTATGGAGAAGCAGGAGACAGTGTTGGAGCGGATACTATAGATCCAGAATATATGTATGGTGAAAATGCAGATGCGACTAGTGTTTTAGATGATAAAATTGATACAAATTATAATGGTTATGATAGACAATTTATTATTAATACAAATGCTACACATATGCAAAATGTAAACAGAATATTAGCATCAATAGGTGGCAGTATGCCTTATATTGAAGGTAAGTTCCATTTATATTTAGAAAATGCTGGAGATCCAGAAAATAATGAAGTACTACCAACAAAAACATCACTGCCAATATCAGCTGAACTTACAGAAGGCAATATAGTAAGCGGTATTGTATTAAGAACTAGTGCAATAAATGATAGATTTAATAGTATTAAAGTTGATTATACAGAAGCTGAAAGAGGTGGACAACCAAATAGTATTATTCATCCGGATCCATTAACAGACTCGGCAGGTGTTGCTATTCGAAGTCAATATTTGACTGAAGACAATGATAAGGTTTTAGAAGCAAACTTTACATTTCCTGGTATATTTGACAAGCATACTGCTGGAAAATATGCAAGATTATTATTAAAGAAATCAAGAGGACAGCCGTCATTAACATTTACTTGTAATGCTATAGGTATAAACTTTATACCTGGAGATTTTATAAGATGTAATTTTACAACATTAAAAATAAATGATGTATATAGAGTTGTTGAAATAAGCATCGGTGGAGATCATACTGTAAGTGTGTCTGCAATAAAACATGATCCAGAATTTTATGATATAACAACTACCGGTGATGCATTCGTCGGAAGAAAAGATATAATGAATAATATGGACTAATCTGCAACGAGGTCAGTGAGCAATGAAGAACTTAGAAGAGCGTTGTGCTGAGCTAGGTATAACACTTGTAGAATCAAAAACTAAAAAAAATAGTATTACTTTAAATAATATTTATGAATGTGTACCTAAGGTGTGGCCTAAGTGTAAAAAACTTAAAGTAACAACTGAAGAGTTATTAAACACTTGTAAAAATACAAAAATATTTTATCATCGATTAAGAAAATACTTTTGGGACGTCCGTTGCGAACAATGTAAAACGAAAAGAATTCTACCTTTTAAAACCAATACAAATTACCAAAAAATAGATTAAATATTATTGGTTTATATCTCCTGATATGACCTGGAAGGGCACATTCATTCTTGTGCCATATTAATATTGTGTCCTTCCGCAAATTCTGCAGGTGTTATCCATTTAACTTTAGGACCAAACGGTCTTTTATGATTCGTATGAACTATTGTTAGTTCCATTAAATCACTTAATTTTGTTATTAAAGCAATCTTTTCAGCATTATGTTTTATGGGTTGAAATCTTCTCCATTTATATTGTTCATCATATACTGAAGCATTTGTAATAGTCCAATCACATCCTAACAAATATAGTTTTTCAGCACCTAACATATATGCAACTATTAAAGCCAATGTACCTGAACAATGATTAGGCAGTCGTAATAATTGTTTAAGTCGTTTGGCATGAAGATTCATATCTTTTATTTGCTTAAAATGTGGATCGATATGTTTAATAATATTCCATTGGCCTTCTTTAGCAAATATTTTTCTGGTCCAATATGTTACTTCTTTTGCTTTTTCTTTTTTATCAATTATATCCATTGTAGGTTTATCGTAGCAACATACATGATGAACCTTCCTATGATCTAAAATAAAATTACAACCTATTTCACATTCTTGTGGAGGTATATTATAAAATTGTTTAACACTCGGACCATTAAACCAAACTATTGATTGCATATTATTATTTAAATTAAGCGGAGTGAGTTTGTTTTCTTTCCTCAATATGAATATGAAAGCATGGCGAGAAAAGATGGAATATGCCC